AGATCAGCCATCACTTGTGGAGTAACAAAAAGATGATACATCTCTTCATTACCTGCGCCTCTCATACCTCTAATGTATTGGTCTTTAGCATAAGCTTTTAGTTCAACAATAGTCTTGTAAGACATTGTGTCAGCAGCAACTAAAGCAGAAGTATCACCAGCAACTAGACCACTAGTTGCGTCGACTCTTCTGTGTCTGTTAGAAGTAGGAGCAGTTACATCACCATTAAAGGCAAGGTCAGACAAGTTAGCACCTGAGCCTAGTACTGGTCTAGTCGCAGCAGAACCACCGATATTGTTGTTCTTTCTGTTGTAGTCAATACCAGCCAAAGTTAAGAATGCAACTTGGTCTAGTCTGTCCGCCATTGCGTATGCAAGTGCGTCTCTTGAGTGCTCACGGAAGTTGACAACAGATTTTTGATCCGCTAAACGACCAGAAAGTCTGTTCGCAAATCTTAATTGATCTAATTGTACAACGATGTCGAATGCTCTTAATGCTTCTTCATTACCTTCGAGAGTGTTGTCACCAACGATACCATCACCAGTCATGTCAGCTAAGAGTGTTAATACAGCTCTAGCTCCTTTTTCTGATTGAGTAAGTTCATTTATTCTCTGAACCATGGCGTTGGGGCCACTACCCGCAAATTGGTTAATGAAGGACATGTTTCGAGCTACTCGCCAAAAATCACGAGACCAGATAGTAAGCTGTTCACTGGTCAACGCGCTGAAATTTGTATTAGCCATTAGGCCTCCAAATAAAAAATTAATAAAATAACCAATCGCTATTTGGGGCGATATCCCGTATACCCTTTATCGTTGGGATACGATATCGTTAATTTAACGAGCACGACCTCGAACAGTTAACGTCGTTGTAGACGAAAAAACGATTTTTATACTGAACGACCAGTTGTTGGATATCGTTCCAACCAACGAATTCTTTAATACTATACTACTATTTAGTCAAAGTCACCACGCATTCTGCGTAAAGTTTCTTCCGGTAGTGCACCAAATTCATCATCAGACAGCACATTTATATCTACTATTTTTTTATTTTGAGTAGATTCACCTTTCATTTGTGGCGGTTGAGACTGCGAAGCAGTTACTTTTTTCTGTACATTTGCTTTTGATTTTTTGTCTTGTACTACTTGATTTAACTTAGGAGCAGGGTCTTGGGAAACTTCTTCCCCAGCTTCTAGTAACTCAGGTTTTTTACTTAATAAAGTAACCTCAGTAGCTTTTGCTAAAGAGTCAGCAGCACCATAACCTTGATAAATAAAAGCATCGCGTAGTTCCATTACTTCATTAGAAAGTTTTTCATCAAAAGACTTACTTTGGGGGTCAAAAATAGGAAATACTTCAACAATCTCTTGCGCTTTTTGTTGTAACTCACGCGCTTCTCGATCTTGTTGTACAGTTTGCCCCATCTTATTTTGTACTTCAGACATAAGCTGTTCTTTCTCTGCATTTCTTATCTCCTCTCTTAAAACAGCGGCTTTTTCAGTTTCGCCATCTAAAACAAGATTTTGATATTCTCTTTCTTTAGTAACAAAGTCATAAACAGGCGCTGCGTTTTCAGCAGGTTTTTCTTCCATGGTATCGATGATTTTTTGCATTTCTTTATTTTTTGCAAGGACTTCATCAAGTCTAGATTTAGGCACCATAGGCGCTTTAGTTTCTACCTCTGGTTCTTCCTCCACTGCTTCCACAGGTTGCTCATCATTTCCCGGAACGCTCTCTGGTTCTGTTGTTTGCTCTTCACTTTTTGCTTCTTGTGCAACAGGTTCTTCGACTTGCTCCTCTGCAACTTCTTCTGTTGTTTCTTCTGCAACAGGTTCTTCTTCTGCAACTTCTTCTGCTTGTGTTTCTTCAACGGCTTCCTCCTTGGGTTCGTTTTCAAAGTTCATATCTACTTCAAATGGTTTTACATCTTCTTCTGTTTTTGCATCAGCACCCGGCATACCGTCGAATACTAATTCATTATTATTTTTATCTTCAGCCATTATTTACCTCCTGATGGTTTGATAGCTGCGGTAGCAATTTTTGCCGCCGCTTGAGTTTCAGTTTGTCCTTGCCTCATTTCATTTGTCAATTGTGACAATTGTTGACGTAAGGCGAGTTCTTGTTGTTTCATTTCCATTTTACTTTGGATTTCAGCTACTTTGATTTGTGGGTCAGCAATAGTCTCTTGAGCTTTTGCAGTATTTAACTGAGATTGAGACTGTATGTTCTGTATTTCTGCTTCCATCTTAGCAAGTTCAAGTTGTACTTTTTTGATTTCAGCTTCTGCTTGGAATTGCTGTATTTGAGCTTGTGCTTCTGTCATTGGTTCCATACCCTGCATTTGACGTATACGTTTAGCAATCTCACCTTTCTTCGCTAAGTGAGAGTAATCAACAATCAGGTCATCTGGTATTGGTACACCTACCTGTCTAAGCTCAATAGCCTCTGCAAATTGTGCTTCATCGTAGTTATCTCTAGCTGGCATAGTTCCTATTACTACATCATACTCACCTAAAGTAAGGTCATTTATTATTGTGCCTTCTGGAGACATACCATTTAAAAGGATAGGTATTTGACTCTTCATAGGGTCATCTTCATCTGTTACTTGTATTAAACGTTCTTCTGTGTAGTACGCTTGAACTAAATGTAAGATGTATTCAGCTAAATATTGTCTAGTTTTAATTAAGTTATCTAATGGTACTTGTACCATCATCGCGCCTCGATTTTGCTTTGCACGTATGGCAACACCAGATACTTCTGGGCTATCCGTACCTAACATAGCATCACTAATACCACTTATTTGTTTGATATTAATTGCAGCTTTTTGACTTATTCTGTCTAGGCCGGTGGGAATCTGATTTGGTGGTATCTTCGCGGGGGGAGATGAACCACGATTATACTCTAATACTAAACCAGTTTCCGCACCGTGTTCTTCTAAATCGTCAGCGGTCATGCCATTTAATGACCCTGTTTCTACAATCCAACCACTGTTAGCTGTAGTGTTTACGATATGTAATTCTTGTGAACTTATTTTATTTAGTTGTTCTTGTGGAGATATTAAGTTTCTTACCATGCCGAATGGTCTACCTCTACGCCAATATGGAAAGAAAGGCACAATAGTAAAGCAGGCATACGGTGACCAGTCATCATGTAATACAACTTTATCTGCTGTAACTGTCCAACGTACTTTACGGTCTTTTCTAGTAAGAATATCTAAACCAAAGTCATCGGCAAATCTTTCTCTCTTACGCTTACCCCAGTTTCCGGGTATGGGTCGCATGTCTCCAGTGACGCTATCTACATAGTACATACAATCTTTTAGTTGATAATACTGTCTTTCTACAACACGAACTGCGCGCACTTGACGATTTTCTTCTGGATTAGTTGTGCTACCTTGGTTGTACTCTACACCAGTATACGTATCACCATAGCGTGTTTCCTCATACTCTACAGAGTCTTGGCCCATAGTATTACCGTATTCTGCAGCTACTCTTAATCTATCAGCTTTATCAATCCCATATTGTTCTTCAATCTCATCTAAACTCATCCACTTGGTCTCAAATATCTCATTCCAAGTTTTGGGATCATACTCCTTGGCGTCAGGGTCAATCAGAATATCTAACGGATCCTTGGTACTTATACGCACTTCTCCTTGGATATGATCCGTGAAATCTATTCTTACATCGAAATAGCCTCGGTCTTGAATAAGACCATCGGCAAAAACTGTAGACTCTAGCCAATCTAATTTGTTGTTATCCGAAATTTGCATGTAGAGTTTTGTCAATACATCAGCCACTTGCTGTGTACCCCCGCCTTTTGGTTTGAAATGAACATCTGCTCTTCGAGTTCTTTGTTCACCTAACACAGCGTTAACCGTAGGAAGTACTGTATTGATTGTAAGAGCAGGACGCCCTTCATCATCTAAAGATGCTACATCAGCTGCATCCCATTGATTACCGCGATAGAAAGCATCACATTTTTTAGCAGTCTCGATATAGTCGAGGTGGCCATTGTCGCGCGCACGTTCGTAACGCTCAAACTGATTAGTTGCTATTAAATGCTCTTCTTCTGTACTTAACTTTTTCTTCTTTTTGCTGTAATCCATTAAGAACTCATAGCTGATTTACGTTTATCACTCTTGGCTAAATATTTAAGTTTATCTCGCCAAGACGGTTCATGTTCTATCTTCTCTACAAAAGTAGCGAATTCTGTCATCATCAATCCTATCCATGCTAACGCATCCACTTGGTCATCATGTACCCCGTTTGGAAAACGCAAAAGTTCCGCAATCAGCGGACCAACCCATACCGGATCTTTCGGAAAGTATACCATGCCTTGTTGCATTCTACCTTGTATTGCTCTAGCTCTCGCTTCTTTATCTCGTCTACCTACTTTTAAATCTTTAAAGTAAGCTTCGTTAAGTCCACGTTCTCGAACACGTTTTTGTAGAAACGGACCTAAGGCCATCTCTATATGACCCTTCTCGATACCCACAACATGTGGTCGCCAAGTTTCATACAAATCTAAGATCTGTTCAACAAGTTCAAAACCGTCATACTTCCCTCGTATACAATCTACTACGTATAAATTATCGTATTCATCAACGCCAACAACTACTCCTACAGAGTAGTCATTACGTTCTCGTTGACCAATCGCTAAATCCCATGCGCAATAGAACCGTAATCTGTCAAAGTCTACTTCATTTTCATCGTAATACCTAATCATTTCTCGATTAAAGTATTCACCTTCGTCCGATACTGGATTTTGTTGATACAGCGCCGACCAATCTCGTGGCCCTACCGCTTTTTGAATCTGGGTCAGAGCTTCTGAGCTGTATCTCTCTGGGTGAAGCGCGTCGCCCTTTTCTCTAAACTCTTCGTCCTTCTCAGCGAGGGCTGGATACTTAACAACTTCCCACTGATCCGCGCCCGCGGCTGCCGCTTGTAACAACCTACCAGCTAAATCGTCATCGTGCCACCTAGTAAGAATTACGAGTACACCACCTCCGGGGGCCAGTCGTGTATACGCAGTAGATGTATACCAGTCCCAGACCGCATCCCGATTGTACTCGGATTCTGCGTCCTCTCTGTTTTTGACTGGATCATCGATGACTAACACGTGCGCTCCTTTACCGGTAATACCACCACCAACACCCGCTGCTACATAACCACCACCCTTGGTTGTATTCCATGATTCTACGGACTGCGAACTAGGGTCGAGCGATACACCAGAAAAGACATTTTTAAAATTAGGTTCTCTTAATTGATGACGAACCTTACGACTAAAGTTCATGGCCAACGATCCAGAGTACGAACAACTAATAAACTCATGTTCAGGGTTCTTGCCCAAATGCCAAGCTGGAAACGCAACAGAAGCTAATGTAGATTTACCATGTCGAGGTGGCATAAACAGCATAAGTCTAGGTGACTTTTGATTATTTACATCTTCACTAAACTTCTCCAAACGTAAACAGATATCTTTGTGTACCCAACCTGCTACATAGTCTGGATTGAAACGTTCCACAAACGGTAACAAATGCTTACGTGATAATGCACGCAACGCAAGTTCTTTCTGGGCTTTTAGTTGTGCAGTTTCTTCTGGTGTTGGCTCTTGTACAGCTTCTTCAGTTGTGGGCTCTTCAATACGTTCTGCTTCGTCGGCTTTACAGTACACACAGATCTGATCATCACTGGGGTACAGTGTATCTGGATGTAACGCTTTACACGTTAGGCATTCAATCTTTTTTATTTCCATCAATCTCTAGGTCTGCTTCAGTTTCAATAACTACTCTAGCTCCGCAGGGTAGAATAGGTTTATCTGTACCACTATAACGAACAGTAGAATCACCTTTTATAGTTACTTCGTGGCAATAGGTATTGTTCTTACCTTCTTTCACAGTTATAACTGGCTCATTCGTACCGTGTTTCAAGTTAGCCCTTATCTTATGTTGGTTAACGTGAATGTATTTAATCTTTCTTTTCTCCATCCTTTTTAGGCATGAGATATTGGTTATCAGTTCCCGCTATCTTGAGTAATTCAGCATCTGGTAATTTTTCTAGTTGTTCTACAGTTCTATCCAGATTAATATTAATTTGGGTAGCATGCTCTGGAGCAAATAGACCGTGGAGCTTACACAATGAATCGGTGATAACTTTCTCTTCTGTCGCTGTTGCAGATTTACGGTGCGCTTCCAAGTACATGCTTGTCGCTGTTTGTTTATCAAACTTAATTTCTTCTTTGAACTCTTCGCGCATCTTAGCAACCATCTTTTGTACTGCTGGTTTCTTAAATACTTTATAAACATGCTCATTATCCCTATATCCAGCTGCGCGTCCCGCTGCAGCTTTCGACATACCACGGAGATGAAAAAGAATTAAGCGCTCTTCTTGGACACTTAATTCATTAAGCTTGACGTCGACATAAGGATAATGAGACTGAAGCTCGGCCCTTTCTTGTTCAAAATTTTGGTCTTTATCAGTCATTTTCTTTGGATTCTACTATATTTTTAGCCCACCAATAAAGCTCATCTTCTTTTAATGTGTGTTTTATTATATTTGCTCTGCTACAAACCAGCTGAATATTGGTGACTAAATACTCAATATCTGGATCTATTCGATCAATAGAAGCGTTTAAACCTCTATTACCACTACCATCTTTATGGTACGTCATAAACAGACCGGTCAATGCACACTTACCTTTTTGTTTATCCCATAACTCTAAAACATCTTCTAATTCAATATCCCAAACAACTTTAGATTTTTCTTTTTTAGTTCTCGCGTGTTTAAGTTGGCCAAATAAACGAGTCAAATAATTTTGGGGTGTTGCGCTAGCATTCTTTCGTCGCACTGCATAACTACAAGCTTTACATTTTTTTGAGTGGACTTGTCCACGATCATTTGAGGTTTTAAATTCCTCTAGGGGCAGCTCCTTTTTGCAAGAAGTACATTTCCTCGTACTCATGCTTGCCCACTGTAGCACAAATTTTTACTAGAAAATTTTTTTAGTAAAATTTTTTTCTTTACCGCTCACACAGGGTCCTACTATCACTATCACTGCTAGCCCCTTCCCCGATTCCGGTTTTGGAACCTTGTTTCTAATTTTTCGTAGTTGGAACCTTGTCAGGTACCTACTGGTGCATTTAACAAGGACATGGCTAAAGCCATGGCATCAGGTGTTGGTTACAACGCTCGCGCGTTGCACCACAACTTTGAGCGCATACATTTGTTTTAGACTAACCTCCAGCGAAAATTAAACTGCAATGCAAAGCATTGTCGGGTTCGCCACAGGCGACCGCGCAACTGCGCTACCCTCAGTTTAATTTGTAGCTTACGGTTAGTACTATCATGCGCTTACTCTGTTCGCGTCACTACTGACGCTCACTTTCACTCGGACGTTCCACGTCCTTCGTGTAGAGCCGAACACGTTCGGCTTTTAAAGTCTAGTTTAAATAGGGTGTAATTAACTTTTTATGGAGATTAAAATGTTTATTTTTAAAACTCAATTTGGAGAAGAATACATCTGTGAGTGTGTTGTTTCTCAGTATCGCGATGGCGGTGCGTTTTCTCTTCAGTTGATTGGCGCTGAAGACTCGCCTTATGAAGGTGAGCCCATAGCCATGGCTACAGTGAATCTACCTCACTACAACGTAGGTAGAAACAAAGATGGTCGAGTCCTCACCTTCATTAAGGACTGGTCAGAAAACCAAGGCATCTTGGACCAACTCGTTGAACAAAATAAAGTTGAGCGAGTCTGTCGTCAAGGCGAACCTGTTAGAGTCCCGACAGGTTATGTCCAAGCCGACTTGGTTGAAGTTGTTAGCCATCAATTGGTTGCTGACTTCGAGAACTATCATAATTAGGTAGTTCTCTGTTGGCGGATAGTCACAGCTATTCGCCGACTCGACGCTCCGCGCCGAGCGGCAAAGAAATCTAGTTTAAGGTAAGTAAATATAAAGGAGATTATTATGGACGAATGTGACTTTTGTAACAATGAAGCAATTGAAACACTAACTTTTGGCTATGAAACAAGGGGCGGAAGTTATTGTGAAGACGGGCATGTTTCTGTGTGTAAAGATTGTATTAACGAGCTTGGCAGAGAAGGATGTATTGAAGAAATTAAAAAAGGTGGAGAATGGATATGAAAAATCTAAGTTATAGAAGAAAGAAACAGATAGCTAATGAATTATATCTTTACAGGTATATGATGTTCTTTGTTTTGGGTTTTTGTATTGGCTATCTTGTAGGTTAATCTCCCTTGGGGCGAAACGATATAGTTTCGTCCCTCAAAAATTTCAAGTCATTAATCAGGGTGTGCGGACTGTGCCCACCTACTATCACGGTGTACCGTCGGAGTGTGCCCACCTACTATCATCATTTCTTTGTTGGGGACCTACCGCCCCAACGCGCTCGCGCTTCCAGCGCTCGCAGATCTTCGCTCCTTACCAGTCGCTCAGTAGGGAAATCGGAGATTTCCAAATCTAGTTTAATTGAATTGGTTGGGAAGTATTTCCCTTTTTTTAAATATATATTACACGGAGAATATCATGAGTAGTATTGTACTAAAGGTTTGTAGACCCTATGAAACTACCGACAAAGACGGGAATGTCGCTAAAGCAACTCGTTGGCCTTCCATTGGAAGAATTGTAACCCTTAAGAACGGTAATCAGAATATCCATCTGGATTTTATGCCTGAAAAGTCTACTGACGGTCAGGGTTTTGAGACAATGTTCGCATTCAAGGAGCAAGGTAATGGGCAACAAGATTAAACTTGTCAAAGAAGGCACTAAGTTTGTTGGTAAAGCAACAGATACAGTCTTTTATTGGCTAGGTCGTGGTTTGGAGTCAAGCAATCAACTACTTGATAAGGCTAAAGAGTCCACACGCCATGGCATTGCTTCAAAAAGGCAAGACTCTGTAGAAGTTGAAGAAACTTTTGACCCTAAGTCAGAGTTTTTAGACTCTCTCAAGTCTTGGGTAGAGAAACCCGAAAATCAAGGCAAAGATATCCTTGATTATCAAACTGAAGACCCTGACGGGCTCTTCGCTAAACTAAAAGGAGAGTCTCATGACTGAGTTATTCTATACTCTTGGTTGTATGTTCTTTATTACAACCATCTCAGCTCAGTGTATGCTCATATACACTTGGTTGAGAATGCATTATGACTTTGAGTCGTGGTTAAACGACGACGAAGAGAAGTAATTCTCCCCTAGGGCAGAGCTACATAGGTAGTTCTGTCCTTCCTTTTCGTTATCCGCCCTGCGCTTCGCTAGCCCGGAACCCCAGCCGACGAAGGTCACGACGCTGTCGTGGCCTATCTTTGGCCAAAGCAGAGCTTTGGCAGGTGGTCTCGGTGTGCCAACTACTATCATCGCACCATAAGACTACTATCATCACGTAGTGATGTGGACTTCACGAGTAGTGGACCACTGTCTACGAGTCTTTGACGAGTGTCCGGGGTGTACCGGGTGTACCACCTTTGTACCAGCTGTAAAACAGCGTACCGGTACACCTACACCCCTTGTTTTTGCTGTGCTTT